GCCAAATGCCAGTTGCTGCTCTGTTGCCAGCTTACTGATTGGGACAGCTACGGACCAAGACTTTGATACGGCTGGCTCAAAGTTGGCGATGGAATAATCTTCAGACTCTAACCACGCCTTGGCCTGTGCGGGAGTCCATGTGGAAGCATCGAAGCGTATACTCTGCACTGCAAGTTGATCGCGTGACTTCAGTCGGCCCATAAGTAAGGCAACACCTGTCGGCAAGCCCTCGGTTCTTCGTTTGAATGTATCGTCAAGAAACAAGGCAGGATCTTTTTGCCTCGCTGCATGTTCACCTTCGAAGGGCACATTCGTTTATGCACAGAAACCCGATAAGATTTCAAGTCATATATTTCAAGTCCCTGAAATGACTCCAACGCAACCTAGATTGACTCGTCTGGTTCCTCTTCAACTACATCAACGTCAACTGCCTCTTGTCCGGGGATGTCAAACGGCATGAAGTCACTATCACCCTCGCCTATGCTTAGAACACTCGGTGCATCAGAATCCTTCGTCGGCAGCCCAGCCATTTCCCTAACGTGCTGCTCTAGACTCTCATCCGGTACAAGCACTCCCGCAGCTGTAGCTTGAGCGATGAAGCTACCCAGCTGGGCAAGGTCAGGTGTCTCCATATCCCCATGAGACAGCTTAGGATAGTCGGCCTCATCAATCCCATTGTATGCGCATAGCTTAGGAATCGCGTTGCGGTTGATGATGTCAACTATTGAGTCAAGCATGGCACCGATAGACATTGCCAGGATATTGGTCTTAGCGTCAGCCAATGCCCAAGACCCAACCGAGTCCTGACCAAGCAAGAGCATCTCGCTAAGAAAGCTCATCATAATCCGCGATTCATATCTCTTGATTATAGCGTCAACATCAATCGGTCTACGTCCACCACTAGACAGCAAGGCCAGTTTATATCCTGTCGCCGAACCGTCCAAAGAAACTTCACTCGGCAGAACCACCCCTTCGTAAGCATCGCGCTTTATTTTTTGAACCATATTTTCCATATTGGTCCTGATAGACTTTTGTGCTGCACTTGCGTTAGGGTGCATGATTTCAGGCGGAACCTGCATGATTGGCAACCCGGCAAGGTCTCGCTCAACCCCGATGGCTTCAATGCTTTGAATCCTCTTCAGGTAATAATAGCTCTTGTACGCACCCCTTAATAGGCTCCTGCCTTCTGGGTTGTTCTTATGCGTGCGAGTTCTAAACAACAGGGCTTTCTCGATTGGAATGTACCGCATTAGATAGGCTGGTGCAGGACGTTGCCACATGCCCAGGATTGTTCCGTCTTCATCAAGGTCCCAACGGTCAAGGCTGTCTTGCCCTCTTATAGCAAGAGACCTCCAACCCACTCGGCCATCATCATACTTGCTTTCGAAATAGCGGTTGTCTACGCTGCCTCTTCGGTACTTGTAATTGACCTCGAAGAATGCCCAGCCATAGATACACATCGTCATCACTTCAGAGATGAAATCTGCCCAAGTGTTATCCATGTCTTGACGACACTCGTCTACAAACTCGGCAGCAAACTCAGCTGATTCTGTGGGCTCTGAAGCGCTGATGCTCCAATCAACCTGCTTGACCATCATCTCAAGCAAGTACATTGCAGCGCTTATGCTTGCGTCATTGTCTGACATCTCACGATAGATCTGTGCAGCCTTACTGCCTGATAACTGCGGCAGCCATTCCTCAAGCACCCTGCCGTCTCTTGAAACGATAAGCCCTGATGCTCCTGATTCTGCCAATATTGGTTGTTTAGCTCTTCCCATTTTCCTTATCTCCCTAGATGACAGGTGCAACTGTGCATCTGCAATTTACCGTTTCGCCTATTGGTGCAGCTGGATCGCCTGGATACCGTAAAGATACACCCGTGGTTTTATTCCTGAACTTCTGCCCAACCTTGATTGTTTCGCCATTCATCTTATTGTGTTTCCTGGCCCCGCTCCTGTCGTCGTTATAGGCTAACCATTCGATCACCTTTACACCTGTGGCTTTATAGCCCTCATAGGTTCCACTGTTCTGTGCTTGCGTGAGCTCTGTCCTTGCTATCATCGCCGCTCGTTTGTCACTAAACATGAACTCATCTTCAAAGGCTTTTGCTCTGATTCTGCGTGACAACTCCCCCACGCTGGGTTGTGGGATTTCGGTCAAGGCTTCAATGACTAATTCATTAACCTGCAGGTTCACCTTGCGTTGAGTGTCTATGATTATGTCGTGCGCTCTTCTGATCACACCGTCTTCATGTTTGCGCCAAAACCACTTGATGTTGGTGCCCTTGCCTCTCGTCGCATCTTCAACCGCTTGACCCGGAACGATGACACTACCGGCAGCCATGTTTGCAGAATCACCGGCTTCTCTTGCCCCGTATAGATTCATTATGGTTGCAAGCTGTTCTTCAAAGTACTCGTCTTTTGTCTGCTGCTTCTTGAGCTGTCCCTTGACCGCTTCAAGTGCAAGCCTCTGCCGATACCTTCGATAACTGTTGAGCCATTTCATCAAGGCTTTTTCAAACGCCTTAGCACGCGCCTCTCTTTGTTTCCTACGCTGCCCTAGCAACCTGGGGTTAGCTCTTGCCATTGTCTTTATCCTTTGGGCTATAAGCACAGATGATGCAGTCATGATTCTCAGTCAGAGGCACAAGGGGATGCTTTGAGCACTTCACCCCTTTAGGTACAAACACACCGAAGTCATGCAGTTCAGAATCAGCACGGGCGTCGTCATAGCAGTCATCACAATCCCTGCAGACGTTGCCGTGCTTACAGATGAAGTTCATCACAGCCACACATCTCCCCGGTAGTTTGTAGACGGGTTGATTTCAAGAGCAACAGTTCTATGCTTAAGCATCAGCTCAGTGAATGCCCACACAAGGGCATCTAATCGATTAGGGCTAGGCATGTTCGAGTTAGGGACCCAGGAGCAAAGCTCATCTTCTAGGTCCTTGAACAAACCCACATGGCTAATGCGCTTTTGCTCATACAATGCGCTAACGGGTTCAGCTCTTGCTTGCTTGTTTCTTGAGGCATGGATGCCGAGGTATGCAACACTGCTGTCTACTGTTCTTATTGTGGCCTCAACCATATCCCCACCTTGATTCGTCTCAGCTACAATGCGATCGGCTTGCCATCGGTGATAGGCATCAACAGCAACCTTAGCCCATTGAGAAGGGCTTACATGACAGGTCAGGTCTTCAAGCAAATAGCCGACCTGGTTTGCATCGATGCCGGCAACTACAATCCCAGTATCGTCTGAGGTCTGCTTGCTTGTGGTCGCTGGGTCTATCGCCACCACGATTCTCTGTAGCCCACTAGGAACATCAAAGCATCTTGTGTCGTCTAGAGCTTGCCTTGTCCATAATGCACCCGGCATCTCGTCTAATAGTTCAGCGTGCAGTTCTTGCCTACCTAATGTGGTTCCTTCGTATTTGTGCAGGATGTTATCGAGCCAAGCTCTAGCCACGTTTGCTTTATTCTCAAAGGTTGACCCGTGAGTGACTACACAATGGGGGTGCTTTATTAGGTCTCTGATTAGCCTCGAAGGCTTAGGCGTGGTCGTCACAACAGCTCTAGGGTCATTGCCTACTCGCAACCCAAATTGCAGTTGGTCCCAAGCATCTGGGAAACGCCATGCACATAATTCATCTGCCCATGCAGTGTCGTGTTCAGGACCACGCAGCATCTCAGGCTCATCCGCTGAATAGGTGGTGGCTATTGCACCAGTGTGAAACGTGACACGTCTTTTGCTCGGCTCGTAAACAGGACGCTGCTCAGGAGGGAACACACTAAGGATTCCGCTGCGGCCCTCGACCATCACATCTCTGCAGTCAGCTGATGTCCTGCCCACTAGAGCAACTCTTTTGACTCCTTGTTCCACTCTGCTGCGCACCCACTCTGCACCCGTTCTAGTCTTGCCCCAACCTCTGCCCGCTTTGACTAGCCAATAGCGCCAGTGCCCTTTTGGAGGCAGTTGATTCTTGCGAGCCCAGAAGGTCCATTCATGTAGAACTAGGTCCGCCTCCTGTTCCGTCAATGTCGATATCGCCTGTGTCCTCTTGGAGTCTGGAAGCAATGCCATCCAGTAGGCTTTTGAGTTTGTCCCTTGAACTTCTGTCATCGACTTCAATCTCCGCCTTTACCTCTAGCCGCTGCTTATCATTCCTTGACCACCTATCCGGGTGTCTTCTCTCAAGCATCCATGCAGAGGCTTGCCATTGCTTCTCTGCTGCCCTTTGTACGATGGCTACGTTCCTAACCTCTGCTTCTGCTTCAGCCTCTTCAAGTCCCTTTAGGAAGTGATAATAAACGCAATTATCATTGCCCTTGGATTCTGACTGTTTGCCCTTGCTCACCCAGTTGCGTAGGGTCGTGCTGCATATCCCCGCAAACTGACAAGCAACCTCTTTGTAGTTTCCTGCCCTGATGGCTTGATAGATTCTCTTTTGAACCTTTGGGTTTAGCTTGCTAGGTGACACGGGCTTGGCCTCCTGTTTTCTTGCTCTCTATGATAACCACTGCCGTCTCACCTCAAGCGCAATCCGCTGCATCATAAACGGCGGAACGCTCATGCCCATAAGCCATTTCGCCTTTGCTGATGGGCCATCGGGCCAAATCATATCCCCTGGAAAAGTAGAACAAGCGTGCCACTCGCATAAACACAGATTCCGCGGCTCTGTCGGGTGCATTGCGTCATCAACGTGGGCCGTCAGTGTTGGTGCCGGCCGACGATTAGATAGCTTTACTTTTGTAAAATACATACCCCGCGGGTGTACGCTTCCGAGGCTTTTTCCTTGAGCACATCGCGGCCAAAACCTCAACAGGCAAGGATATAGTCCTATGCCTTTCTCGTGCTGATGCTCCTTTAGTGACTCCCACTCTGAAACCTCCCCAAAGGTAATCGGCTTTTCTTTGAAATCAAGCCTGATTGCGGGTCTTTGGGTGTCCTTTCTCCGGGACACGAAAAAGACCCTCTGCCGAGCTTGGGGTACCCCCATTTGAGCTGCATTCAATTTGAACACTTGCGTGGTGTAGCCAGCAGAATCAAGCTCTTTGAGTATCTCCTTAACATAACCTTTTGCTTTCCCCTGAATGACGCCAACCACATTTTCCGAGATTATTATCTTAGGTTGTAGCCTTTTTGCGAGGGCTATAAACTCAAAGAACAGATCATCAAGACGCTGATGGGCCTGCCCTTCATCGAATTTCTTTTTCCGACCCCAGTCTTTTTCTCTGTTTCCTGCTATTGAAAATGAAGTGCAGGGGGGCGAGCCATCAAGGATATCGAGCTCAAATAATTCGCTCGGGAGGTCCTTGTCTATCATATCCCTAATCGAGCAAACAAAAGGGTGTTTAGGTTTATGGTTTGCATTATAGACTGCGAATACTTTTGGATCTATTTCGTTGCACCCGATGACATCAAAGCCCGCTAGCTTGTAACCCATGGTTGACCCACCAGCACAAGAGAAACACGAAAACACGGTACCCGCATCTTTGGGCATATAAGCATCTGCTAAGTTCCACAGGCCGGTTATTTTTTCAGGGATCTTCACTTTTCCTCTGTCCACTCAAATGCACACCGAGGGCACTTGTGGTCAAAGTTTTCAAACTCACCCAAATTCAACTCGCCGCCATCTTTCGCTGTGTACTCTTTTGAGACCTCGGTCAGTAGCTGCTCAAGATCGGTCGGCTTATATCCCGTGCCCTCTAACCCGCAAGACTCATTGAGCTCAGTGAGAAGGGAAGCAAGGGCACTCTCGTCATAGCTAGCCATGTCGTTGGTGCGATTGTCAGCAAGCATAATTCTGTTCGCGTGCTCTTCCTCAACATCAACCCAGGCAACAGGGATAACCGAGGCTCCTGCCTCCTTTGCTGCTTTCCACCGATGGTTACCTGCTAAGATAAACCCGGTTGACCTCTGAGCTATCACCGCTCCATAGAACCCATTCGCCTCAATAGACTCCTTGATTGCTCCCGTATCGCCTGTCCTCGGATTCCTTGGATGAGCTTTCAGCTTTCCAATCTCTACCTCTTCAAATTCCTGCTCTATAAGCACTTCATGACCTCCCTTCTGGATTCATCGCCTTCTCAACTCTTGCCCTGATGATGTCGCAATACTCGGGTGATATCTCAGCCGCTATAACTTTGAACCCTTCACGCTCTGCTGCAACTAGAGTTGTCCCACTTCCTGCGAATGGCTCAAGCACAACTGCATTCTGTGGAGTGACTAATCTAAGCAGCCATCTCATCAGCTTGGTAGGCTTGACCGTAGGGTGATAGTTCTTGACCTCGCTGGCTGTCCTTCCTGCCCCTGCTCTTGGGTTCTCAAGTCCTGCTGTATCTTCATTCCTTGCAACTGCATCAGCGCCAGACATCCCAGGCAATTCATCACAGCCCTCTTCACGCTCACCCCTTGACGGCTTAGGGCAGTAGTAAATGTTTGCTGGCCATCGGCCGAGGTCGGACATCTGCACAGCCTCGGTCGGGCCGCGGTGCGGCCCGTGCAGCGTCGATGCTCCGCGCCGGATGTCCTCGTGCTTCTCAGCCGGCCCAGGCCAAGACTCATCGCCATAAGCAATCCGGGTTGCATCAATGTTGAGTCCACCCGTGCCCCACTTCAAGACATTCTCTGCAACTGTTCCTTCTAGCGGTTTACGTGCAAGTACAGCAGGCTCAAAGCTAGGCTTGAGCGCTGTGCCCCAGCCTGACCAGGCCTTAGCGTCATCGGTTGAGGGCTTTGTCAGGTCCGGGTTGCGTTGCAGGGTCCACGCGGCTGGGGATGCCTGGTCTTTGCGGTAGTTTGGATTCTCCCCCACGATCTCCCGCTCAGCCCCATGCTTCGCATCAATCGCCTTGCTAACATCCAAACTCTTCGGGAATCCTTGCCATTGTAACCAGCCTATCTGGTCTCTGATTTCAAACCCAGCGTCTTCAATCGCTACAGTCAATCGATGCACTGTCCTAGTTGCTGCAAAGGCTATCAGATGACCACCGGGCTTAAGCACTCGCAATGCCTCTTGCGCAAACTCATCACCAGGTACAGCAACATCCCAATTCTTACCCATGAACCCAATGCCATAAGGAGGGTCAGTCACAACAGCATCAACGCTATTAGGCTCTAGGCTTCTCATCAGCGCAAGGCAATCAACACAGTGCAACCTATGTTGACCTAGCTTCACAACCTCGCCTTGCTTAGTCCTTGCCTCTATGCGCTCAGGGATTGCGTCAAGGGCTTCATTCTCTGCATCCCTCTCGTCTTGGCTCTGGCTTGGCTCTGGCTCTGGTGATACTTCAGTTAGCAGCTGCTCAAGGTCTTCAGGCTTGTAGCCTGTTCCCTCAAGACCACAAGACTCATTCAACTCTGCAAGTAGACTTGCAAGCTGGCTTTCATCATAGCTCGCAACATCATTAGTTCTATTGTCAGCTAGAAGGATTCTCAAAGCATGGTCGTCATCTACATCAACCCAAGCAACTGGAACCTTGTCCTTGCCTTCTGCCTTTGCAGCCTTCCATCTGTGATTACCTGCTAAGATTCGGCCTGTTGACCTCTGGGCTACGATTGCACCGAAGAATCCGTTGACGTTTATGCTCTCGCCAATTAGGTCGATGTCTCCATTTCTAGGGTTGCCAGGATGCATTTTTAGCTTCCCAATTTCAACTTGTTCAAACTTCTGCTCTAGCTCCATTTTTTATTGCCGCCACTTTCAAGCATAGGCACTTACCCTGCTTGCACCCTATTGTACCTGAATTCACCTGGGGCACTGTACCAAAAAACACCCGAAAAACTCAACTACAGGTTTTCAGCAACTACACAAAATGGTCAACAGCTAATCCCGGAAACGTCTCTCACGTCTCTCACGTCAATTCTGTTTTCGTCTGCTGGGGAGCCTCTGGCAGACGGTTTATAATTGCCCCGACTAAATTTGCCCGTTTTTAGTCGGAACAACTTCAGCCCCAACAGCTGTGATATAATTCCGCAGGGGATACCGTTCGTCTCTCATCGTCTCTCACTGATTAGTGCTTGCATATCTGCCCGGGTCTCTTAATTCCCTCGCTCCTATGAATCATCCATGTTTCACGTGAAACGCCATAGGCCAGGGTTGACAATAGAAACATTAGCTCTTCAGCCGTCTCAAGCCCCGCAATCCTGGTTGCTCGTTTGACCTCTTCGCCCAATCGTCTCAATAAGAGCTTGTCTTGATGCCTCCGCATAAACTCTGGGTCTGTCGCGCCTCCGCCTTGCTGCTTCTTTTTCGGGGCACGGCCGTCTGCGGTTCCCCACCTCACGCCATCATAATCGATAACCCTTCCATAACCTTCGTGGGG